ACATTTACTAATGGTAATGTAGAAGACGGTATGTTTAATTATACATACACAGGTCAGCGTGCCCGTATAAACCAAATAAATGTATCTTGGAGCAATCCTGCAGAAGAATATAAGCAAACAATACTTACTGTAGAAGACACCGCTAATATAATTGACCAGAAAAGAATAGTCTCAAAAGATGTAGTTGCTTTTGGTTGTACCTCTGAAGGCCAAGCCCGACGGGTCGGAATGTGGCATCTTCTTACAGATACAAAAGAAACAGAACTAGTTTCTTTTATGACAGGTATAAATGCTTCTTTTTTACGTCCAGGGGACTTTTTCAATATACAAGACCACTATGCGGATAACATCATATCTAGCGGACGAGTTCATGATGTACAAGAAATATCTCCCGGAACTATTTATCTTGATAGAGAGATAACTCTTACAGGGTATGTTCAAAACCAGTCTCATATTTTATACCTTATCTATCCCGATGCGGGAACTTATTTAGCACAAGATGCAGATGTCACAATAAATGGAGTGGACTATAGCCGAGGTGAGTTAATTACTTCCGATGCAGGAGGTGGCTTAATCTCAACTGCTGCGGCTGCCTCAAATTTAGTTGATGATAGTGGTAATGCGGTAATTACTCAGTTTAGTGAGAATACTCGAGTAGAAAAAAGAAAGATAAATAATACTTCTTTAGGAGCCACTACTATTGATATAGGTACCTCTCCTGGAGTTATACCTAATTCAGCTTTTACTTCTTATCCTGACTCTGACGTTATATGGGCTATTGGACCGGCAGAGGAGTACTCTACCGCGGAAGTAAAAATATTCAGAGTAGCGGCAATCGCAGAAGAAGGATCGACAGAAAAATATAATATAGCCGCCACTCAGGTATCTGTAGATAAATATGGAGGGGTTGATTCCTTCCGTAAGGTAGAAGTGCCCGATTATTCTACTCAATCAAACAGTACTGCAGAAGTGCCGTATCCCGAAAATGTATCTATGGAACTAGTACCGTCAGCATCTGCAGCTATTGATTCAGCGGAAACTTCTGTAGAAGCCGTTATATCGTGGTCTAATCCTCAAGAAGACTTTATCGATACAGCAGGAAACTCCACAGAAAGAGACTATAGATTTACTAGTCGTTTTGAGATTCATCATAACTTTACTGACGGACGTATTGAAGGCGGTTTTTCTGAGCTCATAACAGCCGGTGGGGTAACTAATGTTAAAGTGCCCAACGTAACAGCGGGTAAGTACACCGTAAAGATCCGTACTGTTTCAGACACTGGCGCAAAATCAAAGTGGAATATTGCAAACAGAAATCTTGTTTCTCCTCCACCTAATTTAAGTCGAGTAACTAAAATTGCTAGAGGAGGCACTCTAACTGCTAGTTTAGACTTTAACTATGTTAGTGGTAAGGTTATATTCGAAGACACGGATTATAGTTATATTGCACCCTCTACCTATGTATTAGGTATATCTTCTCCTACTACTGCTCAGAAAGAAATTAACTTCAGCAGTATGGCAAATAACACCACGGCATACTTGTACTATGATCATAGTACTGCTCCTGCTAATCCTTGGAAAACGGTTCAGGTACACACTGATAGTGTTGCTCAAGATATTTCCAATCAAGAAACAAATATTAATTATTTTAAAGAGGTTGGAGCCACTAATAACGGTCTATCTTCAACTTCGGGTACTGTATCTGTAACAGCAGGGGGCACTTTAGTAACGGGTTCAGGTACTGCTTTTACAACTCAGTTTGCCGAGGGCGGTTTAATAAAAATTACCAGCAACAGCACAGTAGGAACTCAGGCAACAACCTCAGACTACTTTGAAGTAGCAGAGGTAATAAGTAACACTCAGCTCTATATCACAAAGAGTTCTACAAGAACGTATGCTAGCAAGTTTGCTATGAAGCAATCTTTAGACCCTGACTTTGGTGAAGATGCTATTTTAGCTCAGGTTCAAAAAGGAAACTCGGGTTCATATGCAATAGAGTTCTTTTTAAACACTAAAGGTAAGCGAGGCGCCGGTAGATGGCAAGTTCCTGTTACTTCATTACCTACTACATCTGCAGCCGCACAAACAGCATGGGATACAAACTGGACAAATCGTCCTGGGGCTGCTGTCGTAGGTGATCAAGCCATATTCTTCGAAGGAACAGAAGCTAATCATACTGGACAAGGTGCTTGGACTTATGATGGTGGTGCTTGGCAACAGCAAGCAGAAGTAATTGATGGGGACTTAGTAGTTACTGGAAGTATTACTACTGACAAGATATTCGCAAATGCTATCACAGCCGACAAGATCGCAGCTAATCAGATTACTGCAAACGAGATTACTACTAATTCTATTCAAGCAATTCACGTAGGCGCTGATGTAATTAACGCAAACCATATTGCAGCAGGTGAAATTAAAGCAGAAGCTATCGAAGCGGACGCTATCACGGCGGATAAGATTGCAGCAGGTGCAGTAACAGCAGACTCTGTTGCGGCAAACTCGATTGTAGCTACTCTTATAGATGCAACTACTGTTAATGCCGCAGACATTACTACAAGCAGTCTCTCTGCTCTGACAGCAAATCTTGGAAACATTACTGCTGGAACACTGAAAAATGATGGAGCTAACTCAATACCGGACGCAAACTCTGCTCCTTCCGGAAATGAGAAGGGTGCTCACATTGACTTGGATAACGGAAAGTTTGTATTTGGTAGCGCTTCAAAGCATATTTTATGGAATGGAACCGACCTTACTCTTTCAGGAGTAAATATTGATCCTACTAGTACTGTACAAGCACCTTCTGGAATACCTTCTATAAAAGAGAACGGTAATGAAGAAGGTACTAATGTTACTTCTCTGAACTTTACTACAGGGCTAAATGTATCTGTAAGTAGTGCGGAAGCTACTATTAGTGTCGATGCGACAACATCAAATATTGGAGAAGGAACACGTTTATACTTTACCAATACTCGTGCAGATGCTCGTGTAAATGCTGTTCATCCGGACACAGATGCTCTATCTGAAGGCTCCTCAAATCTTTATTATACAACTGCACGTTTTAATACAGATTTCTCCGGAAGAAGTACAACCCATCTTACAGAAGGTACGAATCTTTACTATACGGATGGACGATTTGATGCTCGTTTAGCCACAAAAACAACTACAAATTTAACAGAAGGAACTAATCTCTATCATACAACACCTCGAGTAAGGGCCGCTATGTCAGCTGCCGACAATGGGGGTTTAGGATCTTTTAGCTATACTACTTCTACAGGCCAATATACTTATACGGGCCCTTCTGTTGCTGATATTAGAGGTTTGGTAAGTCACTCAGATCTAGGAGGATTAGGCTCTTTTAGTTATGCTTCTTCTACTGGGGTATTTACTTACACTGGCCCTTCTACTACTGAGATTAGAAATTTATTTACGGGAGGAGCTGGTATTGCTAAAAACTCTTCCGGAAACTTCTCAATCACAGCAGGAAGTGGTATTAGTATAGGAACAGACTCTGTAGCTGTAGATAGTACTGTAGTTCGTACAACTGGTACTCAAACAATCGGAGGAGCTAAGACCTTTAGTACCAACGTTACTGTGCAAGGAAATCTTAGCGTAACAGGAACTACAACTACTATTAATAGTGAAACTGTGAATATTGCAGATAATAAGATTCTCTTAAATAGTAATGCTACAGGTACTCCTTCTGAAAACGCAGGTATAGAAGTAGAACGAGGAAGTTCTAGTAATAAAAACTTTGTATGGAAAGAAACTAATGTAGGTGAATCAGGAAACTATGCTGCGGGCTGGACTTTTGGCAGTGAGAGAGTTCAAGCAGGTACTTTCTTTGGAACTTTTGTAGGAGATGTAACAGGTACCCCAAGCTCTCTTGTAGGTTTGACTACTGATAATCTGTCAGAAGGGGCAAGTAATTTATATTTTACTACTGCAAGAGCACAAGCAGCGATTACAGCAGGCAACGGTTTAGGAAAGTCGGGTGGAAGTCTTTATGTAAATGCAGGTACGGGTATTGCGATTGTAAGCGATGCTGTAACAGTATCTGGATTAACTACTTCTCATTTTGCGAACGCTACTCTTCAGACAAGTTCTGAAGGTTTCTCAGACTCTAACTCTGTATTAATGACTGCAGCAGCTATTCAGGATAAAATACAGAGTTTTGGGTATACTACTAATGTTGGTGACATCACAGGAATAACAATCGGAGCAGGTGCTGGTCTAACTGGGGGCGGTACAGATAATTCTGGATCAGTATCTCTCACTTTAAATGTGGGTTCAGGAAGCGGTATTTCAGTAGCGTCTGATTCTGTGGCTGTAGATAGTACAGTTTTGCGAACTACTACTGCATTTGGCGGAGATATTTCAGGCACATACGGAGCAATACAAGTCCATGATGCTGATACAGTAGACAGCCTTCATGCTGCCTCTTTCTTACGTTCAGATACTGCAGATACGTTTACTGGTCAATTAACAATGAACACTCAAAAAGCCTTAATCGCAAATGATTATGGCATGGGCGTTTATGGAAAGTATAGCCCAACTCGATATCAACATGTATGGAGTATGGGTACCTCCTATAATCTTCCGTCCAATGGACTCGATGAAAGTGGAGCGGCGGGTAATCTTTATGGGTTAGCTTGGTCATACAATCCCAACTATTCTTATAGTGGTTCAAATCCTCAAGCAAAAGCAGGGCTTGGTCACCAACTTCTTTTAATGTCGAATGGAACCACTTATACTGCTTTAGGTACTGGAATATGGACAAGTGGGGTAGTTACTGCCTCTGGAGGCACTTCGAGTAACTGGAATACCGCTTACGGCTGGGGTAACCATGCAAGTGCAGGATATCAGTCAGCTAGAACTGCTCTTAATTATCTCGATGTAGCTTCAGGAAACTATGGTACTGTAAAAGTTGATGATGATCGTAGTGTTACTTGGGCCGGATATGCAATTCGTGACGACTGGGTCTTAATGTCAAACGGTGCAGATGGCGTAGGTATTTATAATGACACCGATAATGAGTGGGCTCTTTTTGCTGATCGAAATGGGGCCGTTACTATATACCATAATGGTGCTAACAAATTTGCAACTTCGTCTACCGGTGTAACTATAAGCGGAGTAGTCTCTGCAACTAGTGGTAACTCAACGAACTGGAACACAGCATACGGCTGGGGAAACCATGCAAGTGTAGGATATTCAAGATATAATGCGGCTACAACTTATGCTTTTGGAAACTTACAAAGATTTACTTCAAATACAAATTTAGCAACAGGTTCAGGCACTCAATCGAGTTTAGAGGTTTACAGTAGCGGTTCAGGCAATGATGCATTTATGACTTTCCACGTTGGAGGGGATTATGCTACATATTTTGGATTAGATGGAGGAACAAATAAACTATCTGTTGGTGGTTGGTCAATGGGAGCTGCCTCCTATGAAATTTATCACTCAGGAAACAAGCCTTCCTTAGCTACTTTGGGCTATACGGGTGCTTCAAATGCTAATTACATTACTAATAATAATCAGTTAACAAACGGTGCTAATTATATTACAGGTGTATCTACAGCGAGTGCCTCTACTTTAGGAGTAATAAAAGTAGGTGCTAGATTAAGTATCTCTAATGGAGTACTTTCTGCGGATAGCCAGGGCTCTACTTACAGCTTGCCTACAGCAAGTGCCTCTACTAAAGGGGGTGTGAAAGTAGCCGCCGACAGCTTAATCAGTGTAGATGGCAATGGCTTCATAGATATAGAAAAGTCGGGTACTT